TTCTGAATGTGCTGTTGGCATTAATTCCTCTGGTCCTGAATGGAATGAATTGTCTGAGCATATGGCTAAGTTTGGTGATGATAGGATCATTGCTGGAGATTACTCTAAGTATGATCTTAGGATGCCTGCCCAATTGACATTGGCTGCTTTTGCTGTTATGATTAAGTTGGCTATGAGGTCAGGAAATTATTCTGAGCGGGACATTAAGAGGATGTTTGTGATTGCACATGAAGTGTGTACACCTTTGATTGCTTATAACGGTACTTTAATGAGGTTTTTGGGAACTAATCCTTCTGGCCAAAATATGACCGTTTATATCAATAGTGTTGATAATTCTCTTTTGCATAGATTGAGTTTTCGTTCTGCTTATTCTAAGGAAGAATTGGAAGCGATTGGAGCTAAATTGAATCTTGAAAGGCCTGCGCGCTTTAGAGATTTAGTAGCTTTGGCCACTTATGGAGATGATGCTAAGGGAAGTGTCAGACCTGGGTATGATAAGTTTAATCATGTCTCTATGGCTAACTATATGGAAGCCAATGACATGAAATTTACCATGCCTGATAAGGAGTCAGATCCCGTTCCTTTTATGAATAGGTATGAAGCTGAATTTCTAAAGAGAACTGATCGCTTTGATGAGGATTTGGGCGTTTATGTGGGAATGCTTTGTGAATCAAGTATTTTCAAATCTTTACACTCTATTTTGAAATCTAAGGTTGTTTCACCTCGTGATGTTTCGGCTATGAATATTGAAGGAGCTTTGCGTGAATGGTTTTTCCATGGTGAAGAAAAATTTGAGTTGCGTCGTTCTCAGATGCGAGAAATCGCTATGAGGGCCGGCTTAACTGTGCGTGATTTGGATAAAGATTACGCTACTCGTGTTGAGGAATGGAAGGATAAATATGTTCCTCAATCTGGTACTCATGTAAATGAGGAGGAAGAAGCTTTGAAAAGGGAAGTTGTTCTAATGTTTGGAACACCTACTCTTTATGATGAACCGATCATGATTTCTAATCTTGGGCGTCCTGATTTGGTCTATGTGTGTGGCAAGTTTATTGTTACTGTTGAGACTAAGGTTGTGAAGGGAAAGATTTCTCGCTATCATAAAGCTGTCTCGCAGTCTATTAAGTATGCTACAGCGATTTGGACTTTGAGGCCTGATGCTACTGTTGTAGGCATCATCTACACAGAAAATGGTTTTGAAGTTGTGCGGCATTTTGGCAACCAGACTTGCCCTAAGCGTTTTGCTAAGGTATTGAATGGTGCTGAGTGCAATAATGGGAGCCTCAAGTGTTGAGGCTGCATTGACCGTCATGTCATTAAACTGTCTG